GGCAGGACAATTGCAGAGACGCCATTACAAGCGTCCTTGCGATATTATTGTCCTTCCCGCAAGATCAGTCCGTCGCGACGCAGGCGTCACCGGGTCCTTTTCTATAAGGATTTGGCAACGTTATGAGTGGCATCAACGGCCTGTTTACCACGCGTCATGTCTTTTCGACTATGACGCCTCTAGATTGCGCGGATTACTCGGTCAGATTGATTCATTAGTTTACTCTTTAGGAGTAACTAAGATTGCCTCTGTTATTTGGGAGGCAATCCCTTATAGCTTCGTCGTTGACTGGTTTGTCAGCGTCGGAGACTTTATTGAATCACTGGAGGAGTCAATATTTGACCCTCTTCCCATAGTTATCCACGACTTCAGTCATTCACTGAAGTACGAGTACAAAACCACGCTTGAGATGGGTCTTAGTATTAATAGCCTTGCGTCCTTTATTGGGACGCTTGACTATGCTATTAAGACCGTCACAGCGTACGAGCGCCGGTGGGATGTTCCATCCCTCACGGACTCATTGTCGGCCCGAACTCCAACAGCTAATCAAGCAGGCCTTGGCCTGTCCTTGATTATTTTGCGGATGGACGGGATTCACAGGAAGAAAGGACGTAAGTTCTGACTTCCACGTTGATGTTGATTAACTATCAATGTCACGTGACTCTATATGCATCATGTTTATATTATGACACACACTGAATATCGTGACATGCTTGTGAGTACATCGCGAGAAATCGCAATGTGCAAACAAGAATGCTACTGGTGGACGCTCGATGGTCGTAAGGATCTCGTGTCTGAAAAGACACTAGAGATCCAGGCCCTCGTTCGTTATCGGCATGCATTGATAGCGTGGTGGTACGGCTCCCGTATTGGGAACCCTCCACCACGTCCTTCGTTCGTTTAGTTCGAAGGCGTATTGACATCATTAACGCGTAAAACCAATAGGTCTACAGCATGTTTAACAATGACATCGCGTTGGCGGGAACTAGTGTCACTGACACTTTTTCCCTCCAGTCCATCACGGGTGGTAAATCCATCCGTGCGGATGCAGCAGCTCCTGTGGGTGTTCCTAGGACGTTGACTATTAGTCATCAACCAGTGGAACGCTCAGGCGGAACTGCTGACCGTCATCTCGTGCGCATCGATCGGACGTTTGCGGGGGTTTCCCCACAACCGGACGTCGTTGCGTCGGTGCAACTCGTAATTGAGGTGCCCCGGGATGTAGTTGTCGCTGCTGATATCCAGAACCTCGTGGACCAGATGGAAGCCTTTACAGGCGCCGCTGGTTACGTGGGGAAGATTATCAACAACGAACCATAAGCCAAAAAAGCTTCTGGTTCACTTGAACCCAATAGGGTCGAGTGTCAATGTTCCGCTTTATCGGCGGATCCCGAGATACGTTCACTACCGCTTGATTCAGTTATGGGATGGTTGTCGTGCTTTATTAGCACGGCGATTATGGCCATAACCAAGTCGTTGTAGTGAGTAGGCCAGTGTGATGTCACAATAGCGCTGTAGGCTAGGAGGATACACCTAATGGTGCCCATAATAGCCCAGCAGAGAGAGCTTTATCTCTCTATCTATTGCGACCTTTACACTGATATAGCTGAGAAGCTACGTGTTCCAGTTAAGG